GTCGACCAAGACTCATTTACCTTTGTGGCATCTGGGATTTCTACTAGCACCACATTTGTAACCACGGTAGCCACCATGACTGATGGGTTCACCCTGTCCCCCGGTGGTGCTTACACCCAGCCACAGGTTTTCAACATCCAAGCCAAGGATGTCGATGTAGTTAGTGGACTTGTTTCTGCCAAAGTTGTTGGGAATACGACAATTTTTGCTGGTGATATAATTATCATTTACGCAACAGCTACTGCTGATTTTCAAGCCATGCTTGGTAATTCCTACCAAGTGGTAAATGCTACCACCACGCTTATCGAATGGTATGCCCCTATCGGGAACTACAATACCTCTTCATCTGATATATTTGAGTTTGGCGGAAGGTTCTCCGTGGGCGGTGGATTTATGCACCAGCCGGGTGCGCCTTGGGCTACCTACTTCCAGCGCAGGTTGTTCGTTCCGTTCTACTACTCCCAATCTGGCACTTTTAGCGCACCAGTCTATACTAGCAGGAAGATTTCCGACGAGATCGCGGTTTCCGACCTACTGGACACTACGACCTTCGACCAGATCGAGAATCAATTTCGCATCACTGGTGGTACTGCCGACTATGTGGTGGCGATGCACGGGTTCTACGACGATTCCTTGGTGGTTTTGAACCGCAATAGCATCCACCTTGTGTCCCAGACCCAAGGAAGCCTGTCTGATACCGTGGTCAAGGAACTTACTGGTGAGGTTGGGTGCTTGGCTCGCAAGACGGTGGTCATGCAGGCTAACAATATGTTGTTTTTGGCCGACGAGGGCATTTACGGGCTAACCTTCCTTAACGATTACAACCTTCGTGGCACAGAAGAACCGCTTTCCAAGAACATCCAGCCGTACATCGACCGCATTAACAAGAATCTTGCTGGTGAATCGGTAGCGGTTTATTTCAACAACCGTTATTACATCGCAGTCCCGTTGGATTCTGTAGCTGGAGGAAATGATGCCCGTGGAAATAACGCGGTTCTGATCTACAACTTCTTGAACAAGGGCTGGGAGTCGCTGGATACCTATGGGGATTCTAGGTTTCTAATTAAGAACTTCATCACGGCTAGTGCTGGGGTGCGGAATAACCTGTATGCCGTTAGCTCCAATGGTGGCTTGCACCAGATTGACGCTTCCGACTCGTCCGTAGACCGCTTGAGCGTAACGAATGAGGATACTGGCGTGGTTACCCCAACGATCAACTCGTATGTGACTAGCCGTGGGTACGACTTTAAGACCCTTGAGCGCAAGAGGTTTACTGATGCCCAAGTGCAAATGCAGAACTTGGCTGGGGAGACTGGCGAGTACGACATTGCGTTCGCTACTGAAGACCCAGATTCCGCAGAAAGCATAGGAACCACCACCACATTCCTTGGTGGTCAGATTCTATCACCTAGCACCGCTGGTGAAGCTGAAACCGCAAGTATCCGATGCAGACTTGGTGGACAGCGTGGCTATACTGGGACTATCACATTGACAAGGACTATCGGTTCACCTAAGATCCACTCTATTCAAGTGGCGGGTTCCATCACTAACAGACAAATTCTATCACAAAAATAATATGGGAGTTGTAAATACAACCTACACATTTACAAGCACTGACACAATTACCAGTGCTAAGATGAATAATATCATTGATGATACGACATTCACCAGCGATGCGATCCAAGGAACCACCTTGCAGGTTGTGTCTCCGGGCAAACTTGCCGTATCTGCTGGTGGCATTACCTCTAATGAGCTTGCGTCAAATTCTGTTGTCACCGCGAAGATCACTGACTCCAATGTAACTACAGCGAAGATTGCTGATTCTAATGTAACTACAGCGAAGATTGCTGATTCTAATGTAACCACTGCGAAGATTGCTGATTCTAATGTAACTACGGCAAAAATCGCTGATTCTAATGTAACTACCGCGAAGATTGCGGATGCTAGTGTAACACCAGCAAAATTAAGTCAGCCGTTAACGCTTGAAACAGAGAAAGCAACAACAAGCGGGACTACGGTTGAGTTTACTGGTATTCCATCTTGGGTTAAAAGAATCACCATGATTTTGAATGGGGTTGGGCCGAATGGAACAAATAACTTAGAGTTACAAATAGGAAATGGATCTTATGCTACAAGCGGATATGACACATTGTGCAGTTATGTTGGAGGATCTACTTCTTCTGTGTCAGCTTTTAGCGGTGGATTTGGAATTATAGTTAATAATAACTCTGGGTTGTGTTATGGTAGATACACATTAGATTTAGTCGGTGGGAATAAATATATTGGATCTGGTGTTTTTCATGTTCATCAAGTTGGAGTGGCTCAATATACAATGCAAAGTGCTGGGTCATCTCCCGTGCTGTCTGGGCCAATCGACCGAATAAGAATTGCTGTTATAGGTGGGGTAAACACATTTGACTCTGGCTCCATCAATATCATGTACGAGTAAAATAAAATTTGAATGACTCCACTAGCGTCAACAATAGCACTTTATGAAGAAAACAATATCGACTTCCAACAGCTTCTCACATGGCACTTGTGTCATGGCATTGTTGTTTGTGATCACGATTCTTTCTCCATGTGCTACTTCTCTGATTCTGAGTCACCAGAAACACCCTGCTTGTTTGAACACTCTGACACATTGTTTGTCACAATCTGCACGGGAAACATGGAAAAGGCACTACGCAAGTTTGTGGACGACTTCCAATACATTTCATTTCAGCGGGACTTCAAGAACTCCCATAGGTTAAGGTGCTACGACATGCACGAATTTTACAACAAACTTAAATAACACGCATATGGGAAAGAAACCAAAAGCAGTACAAGTTCCACAGGCTAACTACCAACAAGATATTGGACAAATGCTTTCGGCTTATCAGAAGTCGATGCCCGGCATTTTATCGTTCGAGCAGCAATACCGTCCACAGTTTCAAGACCTCAATCTTCAAGATGTTTCTCGGTTTGGCCTTGGTTTACTTGGAATGAATCCAGAGTTCACTCAGCAAACAGCGCAACAACTTGGGGCCGCCCGTGAGGCTGAACTTGGTCAGATGACTGGACAGGCTGGGCTTACTCGTGGGTTGATGGCGGGTCTATCACCAGAACAAGCAAGCGCGGTTCAGCAGGCTCAACAAGAGTCACAACGGGCATATGCAGCCGCACAGGGCGTTACTCCAGAACAACAACGCATGTATCAGCAAACCGCTAGAGAGGGCGCACAGGCCGCTGGTCGGATTGGAGGGAATGCTGCTATTGCCTCCGAGATTATGGGCCGTGAGGACACCATGGCGCGGAAGCGAGCAGAAGCGGCACAGGCTGGACAACAAGCGTTCAATCTTGCAGGTCAGTTCTACACCGCACCTGGACTCCAGCTTCTTGGAAGCCAACCTCTCTCCTATCAGACTGGCAACCAGATGATGGGCCTTGGACTTGATGCTATCGGTGCTGGTAGGCCTCAACTCTTCGATGTTGGATCTGCACTCAACCTTGGTGCTGCTAACAGGCAGAATCAACTTTCCGCCGCTCAAGCGAATGCTCAAGCTAAAGCTACGCAGAGGGCTGCAATGTTCAATGCAATTGGAGAAATAGGTGGATCTGTCACTAAAGCGGTCGGGGCACGAATGGGTTAATTAAAAAAATATAATAATATGCCATACGGACAAGGACAGATGCTAGGAGCGGGTGTAGACCCACGGATGTTTGTGCAGGATTACTCTGGCTTCACAAGGGCTGCGGAGATCCAAGCACAGGGAATGCAGAACCTTGGTACTGCAATTGGTAATGTTGCTGGACAAGTAGGCGACTACTTTAAGCAACAAGGGGAGAAGAAGAAGCTCGTCAAACAAAGCAGCCTTCAGATTGACGCTGCGCTCCAATTATTCCCAGACCTTGCCCCATCGCTTCAAAGCGTAAAAGAACGCATGCGCGACGAGAATATCCCACTTGCCGACCGTGCCGCAGAAGCCGAGGTGGTTGCAAACCTAATCAACATGGGTGTTGGTGAAATGCGTAATCGCTCCAACATGTCGTTTCAGCAAGAACAAGCAATGGCCGATGCTATCTACAAGCAACAACAGCTTGGCATGCAGGAAAGGCGCACTAGAGCAACTGAGTTTAGTGCTATGCAAAGCGCAAAACCAACATTTGATCTCAAAGAAGCAACCATTACTTCTCCAGATGGAAAGACATTTAAAAAGGACATCCCTTACGACAAAGAGAAGGGAATGTTTTTCGATCCAGATGCTGGGAAATACATTAAGGATATTAACAAGTGGGGTTTTGGTGAGTCTTCTTATGTCGAAGGAGAGGTCATGCCGACTCCGACATCTAAAAATGAAATCATTGCCCCATCTACCGCGTATAGTTTTGGAAAATCCGTTGGTGGCCCGGATGAACTCCAAGACAAATGGACAAATAAAGGATACACATCAACTGGTCCAAATCTAATTGAGGGTGTTGTTGCCGTAAATACTAATAAGTATCCACTTGGCACGATATTTAAGGATTCAGAAAGCGGAAAAGTCTATGTAGCCGCAGATCGGCATGGAAACAAAGATTCCGGGGTGATTGATTTCTTCCAGAATCCAGAGAATTATACTGGTGGAAAAACAAATAGAAGGCTTTCGATTATTGGATCAATACCAAAGAACAAGATCCCTAAGACTAGGGGGGGCATGTCAGAACTAATCAAAAAATACAGTGAGGTTCCAGATTATAGCACAAGTTCAAATGCCTCTCAGATTGATGGTGCGCTTTCGATTAGCGGTGACATGAGCCAACAGGCAGCAGGAACTCCAGAGCAACGGGCTGAAGTTGCCCGTATGATTGAACAGAGCGCAGGAATGGCAACGGCTCAGGCCGCGTCCAGCGGATCCATGCCGACTGAACCAAGAATGGCCCAGCCTCAACCAGCAGCCCAGCAAGCACCGCAATACCAAGTTCGTCCGGGATTTGTGCCAGTAGCTGGAGCAAAGCAACAAAATGCAGTTAAGATTGTCAAAGGACAAGAGGCTGAATCGTTCGGTTTAGACCCGATGGGAACCTACAAGGTGCAAATGAATCCAGATGGGTCTCTAGTTGACGCGCAGGTGATGTCTGCACCACCAACCGCAGAGCAAAAGCAAAAGACAGAACTGGCTCAACGCGACATGCAACAGCAGGCAGCAGTCACAAAAGACAAATCAGATAGGTTTGTGAACATGTTGACAGAGCTTAAAGGTCACGAAGGTTTTTCTGGCTTGTTTGGCGCAACCATTACTCCAACATGGGTTCCCGGAACTGACGCTGCTGATGCTAAGGTCTTGTTTGACCAAGTGGAGGCAATGGGCTTCATGGAGGCAATCAAGGACATGAAGGGCATGGGTGCGCTTTCAGACGCAGAAGGTGCAAGGGCATCCGCTGCATTTGTTGGGATTAAACCACAAATGTCAGAAAAGGCAGCGAAGGCTAGGATTGACGAGGTGATCCAATACATCCAAAAAGGACAGGAGAGAATCACTGGAAACAAATTGATCAATCCAGATGGTTCACCTCAAACCGCTCAAGACAAAGCAGCAGTTGAGGCAAACAACTACTTCCGAAGCCTAAATAAATAATCCTTCCCAAAATGCCATTCAATGTACCGCCCGACCAGCAGCCAGAACACAACAAAAAGGTCAAGGGAAGCCTTGAACTGCTGAATGCTGATGTAACTGATAAGCTTAGACAAATTGAGCTGGAATCAGCAGATTCGCTTGTCGAGGCGTACAACCAGCCTGTTTCAGAAGCGGAACTAACACAGGTTCCACCATCTGACATGGTGACGGTAGATCCTCAAATGGCACGGAGGATGGAGATTGATTCCTTGCGGATGCCAGACGGCACAATCTACCGCAATGCCAATGAGTTGTTTTCACAGCCACTTAATGCAGATCGGGCAAAAGCAGTTGGGCTTGTAGATACTGAAGGAAACGCCACACCTCGCGGAGAGCTTTTCTTCAACCTTAAGGAATCTGGTGTCTTTAACGAGGATGGTACGATTAACGAAAAAGGTCAGGCGTATCTTCTTCCAGAGCAGGAAATCAGAAAGCCAGAAAACCTTCCAGCATTTAAGGTTTTATTTGATGATGGTCTAACTCGTCCAGATGGGACATTCGATGATGCACTAGAAGGAGCCAAGGAATTTGTAGGGAAGGTTGCAGTAGGTGCGTTTGATATGTACCGAATGGGCCAAAAACTAACCAGTCCAACAGCTTGGTTGGATGTTGTAAGGGATAATGTTTATGGCAAGCAAACTGTGGCTGAACAGGCAACATCATCTCTGGCAACTCTAGAGCAATCGGTTAAAAATGTAGTCACAACTGCCGGGTATTTAGATATTCTGCAAGGACTGACTGGTGATTTGCTGTACAAAGGCATTGATGCGGCAAATGATATTCAACTTACAAAAGAGCTTTCGGACGCAGCAGAAGACAACCTGTATGCGGCAAGGCAACGACAATATAGCGCACAGCAAGCCCTACAAGATGTGCAAGTTGGGGAGATTGCAGAAGCTGTTTTTGGAATAGATAACGCAGCAAAAGCAGCCCAAGAATTCAAACAAACTCTTGGCTCAGAAAAATTTAATCGTACATATTCTGGATCGAGTGCAGTTACTGAACTATTCGGAAATATCGAGAATGTCATTCCAGCGTCCAAGGCGTTTACAATTGCAGGTTCTGCACCTCGCGCATCAAGAGCAATTCTAAAGGCCCAGCAAACAGCAGGCAAAATGGCTCAAATGGATGTCGCACTGGCTAAAGCTAGTGAAACGATTGAAGCTGGAAATTCCATCTTACGAAAAGAAGCAATTCAAGTTCCGTTGGCGCAAAAACTCTCAAGCGATATTGCGGCGAGGGCTGTGGGTAATCCAGAATTGCTTGCTAGAGCAAATCAAGCCTCCGAGGTCTCAAAACGACTCACTGCCAGTGCCGATGAGGTTAGGTCAACAATGCCAACCGCCATGCGCGAGCTTGAGGAGTTGACAGCAAAGCGCAACAGCTTGGCAACTCGCATTCCAGAAGTTTACGCTCAAAAAGTGATGCAGACCGCAGAGCTTGGACGCAGGCTTCGTTCCGCGCCAGCAAGGACAATGAGTTCCATTTTGGAACGCACTGGCGAGACGCTCACCAAGGTTGACGATGCCGTGACTGGTTACCTCAAGGATCGAGGTCTTGATCAAGCGTACAACGCAGCACTGGGGGCTTCTGGTGTTGTGGGACTTGCTGGCAACCCAGTAGTTGGAGCTATTGGTATTACTGGAGCAGCACTCAAAACTGGCAAGTTCCTCTCCGAGTACGGCAAGATTTTGCGCTATGTTGGCAAGGAAATGGAGAATGCGCGTGGACAGATTCCATTCTGGAAGCGTGTGGCTGCACACACAGCACCGGGTTCGCTTGGGCGTGGAATTGCCCACACATTCAATATGTTTGAGCTTGGTGGTGCTACATCTGATATTATTCGGAGAACAGGACGAGGTGTCGCAGCCGCATATCCATCAGACCTGTTTTTTGAGTGGCTTTCTGATGGTGGTGATATGCGACCGCAGACAATGACGCAGGCTGCAGCCGAGTCTCTCGTAATTGGTGGCTCATTTGCCGCAGGTGGTGGTGCATTCATGGGAACCAAGAAGCGCATGCGTGAGCTTGCTGTGGGAGACGAGATCAACTTCAGACAAGGACTTACTGACACAAAGCAGAAGGCGTTGTACGAGGCATTGCCTCCGGGTGTTCGCAGGTCAATGGCAACCTATTCCATTGCCAACCCAACGCTAAATTACAACTTTATTGACTCTGGAACTAGCGGTTACGACATCAACACGAATACCGCAAACATCAACATCAACTCCAACAACCCTCTGAAGGCACTGGTAGCCCACGAAACGCTCCACCACACGCTGATTAAGAACAACATGGAGGGTGGCATCGCAGCCCTATTCTTGGGTGATACCAAGACCAATGCGGTTGGTGGTCTGTTTAGGTCAAAGGATGGAAAGCTTGACCCGGAATTCAACCAGTTTAAGGAGGGGTACTATAATCGCCTGCGTAGTGCTGGCATGACCGATGCTGAAATTGGAGTTGAGTACCCACTCGACAAGATTGCTGTCGAATACTTCATCGACCAGCACGCAGACCAGTACGCGACAATGGCAGAGACTGGCGAGCTTGGTGCGCTTGCCGCCCGTGGTGAGGTTCGTAAAAAGCTTGGATCTGTGATGGAGACTGTATTGCCAAAGATCCCCGTCCTGCGTGACCTACACATCAAGAGCGGTGGCATGATCGACAAGGATGGCGCATGGGTTACTGGTAACGGCATCTTGGGCGCGGAAGGTATCAGGCAAAACCCAATCGCCAACAAGATGTTCCGTGAGATGAGCAGGCGCAGTTCTGGTATGATGCCGGGGCAGTTTGAACCGCTTATCAGCGACAAGGATGGTTCTGGCGCACCGCTCATGTTCGACCCTGCTAACGCAATCGACATGGAGTTGATGCACCCATTCATCCAAGTGGACGATAACGACAAGCCAATCCTCAAGGATGGCAGACCAGTCTTCATTGACAAATCGGTGGACATCGACCGCGCAATGGCTGGTCTGACTGCCGTGGAGGCAATGCGTAAGCGTCGAGAGTCCAACTATATCCCAGAAAAGGGTGAGGCGTATGTGGACGACGATGGCGAACTACAACCCGGTTGGCTTTCGGATGCCGTGCTGACTGAGATGTTCGCCAAGCATAAGTTCAACAACGAGCAGAAGCGGATGATTCGCCAGACCAACAGGCTTATCAAGCAGGGCGATGGTCAACGCATGGTGATGATTAACTTTCCTGCAACCACCCGCCTAAAGTCTGGCAAGGTGGTCTACGCTCCGCAGAAGGCAGCTATTCGTGACGCTGTGCCAGTGGCGATGACAATCTCCAAGGATGGCAACATCCTGTACGGACTCATGTCTGTCACCAAGCTTCAGGAGAACATCCAGAAACGCTCACAGAGCAAGCGTGGCAAACAACTTTATAGTGGCAACATCGATCTAATCCTGCGGGACACACAGGCGATGATGGATTTCCATAAGAAGGGTGAGGATAGCATCAACTACTTCAACGAGAAGTATGGTGCGGTCGAGGGTGACAAGCGCAAGAAGTTCATCAACACCATGTTCGGCCTACTCAACCAAAAGGAGCAGGCAGTCCTCAACCCGATGCTTCTGGAGGATGGCATCAAGAGCAAGGACAATGTCTACCGCACCTACCGCGCAGATCGCGTTAGCAAGGCAGTCCCAATGGCCCCAGAGGAATACGCAGCAATGCCGTTTAGCTACGAGGCAGTGAGCCAAGTCCGCATGCCAGAAGCCCAGCGAGCGATGCCAGAGGGTGTCTCCCCAGAAGACCTCAACCCCGTAGCCAACGCACAGGAGGCTCAAGGACGATGGGCAGACGGAAAGCAGATGTTTGCGATCAACGAGATGGATGAGAAGCTAATACCTATCACATCCAAGGCGATGCTGGAGTCGTATCCTGCGGATGCTATCGGGTGGATGGAGCCACAGGCGCAAACCCGGTTAATGCCAGAACCAGTACCAGTTGCTAAGACATCAGATGAAGCATTGCAGGAAGGTGAGTCTGGAGAGCTACAATCAACTGGAGTGGATGTCCCAGAATCTGTTGACGAGCAATCAGTTATATCCAATGCAATCAAGGTTGCAAACTCACAATCGTGGAGAAAAGGACGAGACTTTAAACTTGAGATTCAACGCAGGGTTCTTGATGCCGCAGAAAAAGCGGGTGTCAAGCTATCCGAGAGAAGCTTGGAATCAATTGAATATCTTGCAAGAGTTGGACTGAAAGATGCGCTAATTGCACTAGAGCAGAACCCAAATGCCATTGGTTGGTATGACGAGAAAACCAAGCAAGCCCTTGGTGTGATGTCGCTAATGTTCCCAGAAATCGCAACAGATCAAAACGCTCGCTTTGCGTTTACTTGGGCATTGGCTGTAACATCAAACGGACTCAAGGTTGACAAAAACTTTGAGTTGGCAGAACGAGTGTATCGTGAATATCGCAAGACTGGACAGATGCCGACCGACATCAAAGCAGGTCAGGCACAACAAGCTATCAACGAGGGTCTTGGGTTGTTTAATCAATTAACCCAAGAATGGGGGGTTGAGAATACCCGTAAATTCATGCAAACCAACTTCACAGTTGGTGAAATTTCTAGGTTGAACAAAGACCTCTCTCCGGGTGGTGAGTTTTCCGATACGGTTGTCAGAGGATCGTCTATACTTGGCCCGAAAATTGGAAATGGATTCTTCTCCAATTTGTATGGACTTTTTGATGCACTGACAATGGATCGTTGGTTGATTCGCACTTGGGGAAGATGGACTGGAACGCTCGTTGAGTTGAATCCAGAACTGACTCAAAACGCAAAAACAAGGCTTGAGGAAACCCGATCACAATTGACCGATTCCGATAAAGCCCGAATGGATAAAGTTATTGGGAAGGATATATCTCAAGTGACTACAGACGAGCTTTCTGTTGCCATTCAAAAAGCATCCATGAAACCAAAGTTGCGCGATGAGATGAATCTCACTGTAACTGGAGAAGAGTTCCGTAAGGCTGGAAATGGACTAGCCAAGTACCTTGATGGTCAGAAGGAAGCCCCAGCCAACCCAGCAGAACGCAACTTCATCCGAGAGATTTTTGGTTTGATGCTTGACGAACTCAGGGCAGATCCAAAATATAAAGACCTGACGATGGCAGACTTACAGGCAGTCCTGTGGTATGCTGAAAAACGATTGTATGAAACCGCCAAGGTTAAATCCGACCAAGACTCTATTGACGCATCAGATGCTGATGGGTACGAGGACGACGAAGCACCAGATTACGCAAATGCAGCAATTGGAGTTGCCCGTAACAAAGGCGTTTCAGAAAAACGCATAAACGAAGTATTAACCAAAATCAAAAATGACCGCGCAGCAATTACAAGACCTACAATTGAGGAAGGGACTGAAGCTTCAACCAAACAGCAGGAAAGTGCTGGAGGGTTTACTGGAAAACAAAAGCAAAAGTTCAAACAATATGTCTCAGTCTCAAGAGTTAGACGAAATCGAACAGGCAATGAAAAGGCACTCTGGTCTTACCAGACAAAAAGCGGAGTCGATAGTGGCGACACAGGGATTCTAAAGCCAAAGGCCAAAAAGAATCTAGGTGTCAAGTATCTTTCTGAGTGGAAGCCGGGAAGAAAGCTTTCAAATACATTTAGAAACAATGGTCTTCCTGTTGTAAAGTTCTTGGAGCTTGATTCTTCCGACCAAGTATCAGCGCAGAAGTTCGCAGACACCATTCAACAAAGTAAGGATGAATCACCGCACGGTGCTGCGGTTTATGTTTACCCAGTAGAGGATTATCAAGGAATGAAGTTATTCCTTTCGGATTCGGGTAAGTCTGGTTTTGCGGTCAAGCCTGATGGTGATATTGTTTCTGTATTCTCAATGGAGAAGGGGAGTGGACGCAGCATTATGGAAGCGGCAATTTCTGCTGGTGGCAAAAAGCTGGACGCATTTGATACTGTGCTTCCAGAGTTTTACGGAACGCATGGATTTGTGGAAGCGGCTAGAATTCCTTGGAATGACGAATTTGCCCCAGAAGGTTGGAATAAAGAATCATTCAAAGAGTTCAACAATGGCGAGCCTGATGTTGTCATGATGGTGCTTGATCCAAGTTATGAAGGAGATTATCAGCCAAGAACTGATATTTATGCTAATGATTATGATCAGGCTGTAGAAATGCAAAATTCCATGCTGGCAAAAACTGCTAGAAGCAAACCTAAAAATGCATCTACGGCAGCCCCCAAACCAACTGCAGCATCTAGCCAATCTGCACCTAAAAAACCAGCAAGGAAGTCACAAGCAAAAGGTAACGCTTCAGCTATTGCCAACGCTGCGAAGCTGAAGTAAAACTAATCACCATGAGCGAGAAACTAACCGCAGAACCAGATCAAGAATGGTTCGCAGAGGTAATGCGTCGAGCCGAGGAACACGGCAACAGGCAGCGTGTGGAGTTCTGGAACCCGCAGGCGGCGGCAAAATGCCTCTGGCTGCTCGCACAGGGGAAGAGCATCAAGTCCACCTCCGAGATCACCGGGCTTGCCCGTGACACCGTGCGGTCGCTCATGTGGCGGCATTCTGACACTCTGGAGACGAAGCGGAAGGAGTTCAGCCAGAAATATGCGATGGCGGCGGAGACCTACACGGACTTGCTGTTCGCGAAGGCAGACCAGTTGTCCGACGATCCCGAACAACTCAAGAACATCTCCCCCGACCGACTGGCGATAACCGTGGGAGTTTTAACGGACAAGTCCATGCAACTCTCTGGCATGGCTACTGCGGTCGTGGAACACAGGCAGGGGGCGAGTATCGACGATGCCGCCAAGATGATCGCAGAGGCTAAATCTCGCATTGCCAGCAAGGTGAAGGCGAAGGCAGTCGAGGCTGAAATTGTCGCATGATCCCAGAACCAGAATCCAGACACGCAGACCACCTCAAGGATGGTGGGAATCTAGTTCGCCACTACATGGTCGAGCATGACGGCACGCAGCACAAGTGCCACACGCTATTCTACGCCTCGTACTTGGCCGAGAAGTTCAACGCCAAGGTTTGGCATGTGGTGCTAGAGAAGCACATAAGACCATTTATAGGCGTTTGTCAGCACTGCCAGAACAACAAGAAATACCGCGAGCTTCACCTTGTGGGCGGCAACCGTGGGTCATTCCCACCAGAGGACGACACCTTTGGGTGTGATGATTGCGACAGCGTCTACCACATAAAAGATATCCTGATGGAGACCGGGGCATACAAGACCAACTCATGAAGTGGCGCACCCACCAGATCCTTTCCCCGCCTACCGATGAGGAAATTGCCCTCATGGAGCCAGAGGAGCTTATCGAGCTTCACAGGGTCTACCATGAGGCTGTGGACAACGCAGAACGCGACCCGTACCGCTTTGGCTTCCGACTCCCCCACTGGGCGAAGGCAGAGGATCAACTACAGGAGGTAAACGAGATTGTGGCACTAGGCGGCAACCGCAGCGGCAAGACGCAGTGGGGTGCGTTCTCTGTGGTGCGTGCCGCAATTGAAAACCCTAACTCCGAGATCATGTGCTTTGCACAGACATCCGAGGTTAGCATCCGACAGCAGCAGAGTGCCGTGTGGGATTGGCTTCCAGCCGAGCTACGCACGAAGCAGACATCCTCCGGGACATACATTAGCTACACGAAGAAGAATGGCTTTACTGACTCATCGCTCATCCTACCCAACGGCTCTCAAATCATATTTAAGACCTACTCCCAGTACCAGAACAACCCGACCATCTTGGAGGGAGCGGAGTTGGGTTCTCGCTCTCCTAATTGGCATAATGTGGGCGTGTGGCTGGATGAGTATTTGCTTGGCCCTGAGCTTATAAACACCCTGCGGTTCCGACTGGCAACCCGCAACGCAAAACTGTTGCTGACCTTCACGCCTATTGACGGGTACACGGAGGTGATCAAGGAGTATTTGGATGGAGCCACCAGCATAGAGAGCCGCGAGGCTGAACTGCTAAATGGCGAGCTTGTCCCCTATGTCCAGCGGAGTAAGAAGCGCAATGCCAGCGTCCATTATTTCCATTCACAGGACAACCCTTTCGGTGGCTACGAGCGGATTAAGGAGACTTTGGTTGGGAGGCCTAGGGAGGAGATCCTAATTCGTGCGTACGGGGTTCCAGTCAAGTCCCACGCCACCAAGTTTCCCAAGTTCAACAAGGAGGTAAATGTGGTATCTCCCGACACTATTCCAACGAAAAATGTGACGCGCTACCATATTGTCGATCCTGCGGGTGCAAAAAATTGGTTTATGTGCTGGATTGCCGTGGACGCGACTGGAACATTCTGGGTCTACAGGGAATGGCCGGGTGTGGATGTAGGTGACTGGGCAGAGTGGCGCGGCGGCAAGTGGGTTGCTGGTGATGGTGCAAAGGGGCAGGGATACGGCATCCGCGACTATGTAGAACTGATAAAAGACCTAGAGGGTGACGAGGAGATTCTAGAGCGTCTCATTGACCCCCGACTTGGTGCTGCCAAGTACCAGTCTGCGGACGGGGCATCATCCATTATCGAGGATTTGAACGACGAGGGCATCGTGTGCATACCCGCCCCCGGCTTGGAAATCGACGATGGGTTGCAAGCTTTGATCGGGAAAATGTCTTGGAATGTAACTATGCCGTCAGATTCGGTCAACCGACCGCATTTCTATGTCAGTTCCGAGTGTGAGAACATCATCCAAGC